AGCTTTGGGTGTTCGAGTGCCGTCGCTAAGAGCCGGTTGGCCGGACTTTCTCTGCGAGGACTATAAAGGCATTTTCGGAGTAGAAGTGAAGTCCGTATGGGATGCAGTGAAGCCAAACCAGCGCCAAATGCATTGTGCTCTCGCAAGGGCAGGCATTCCGGTGTTCATCCTGCGACAGCCACTTGCCGCAAAGCTTGAGGTGAGAAATAAGCAGCATCGGAGATTGAGCTTTCTGCCGGAGCGTCTTCCGGGCTTACAAGAACATATCGAGACTGCGCTGATAATGGAACGCGTAGATCCTCACAATGCAGAGCAATATTGGGAACATGTGCGGCACGCATTTGAACTAGAGTGTCAGGCGGCCACATAATGTGTCAGGCGCTTGTCAAGAGAAAAATGGCGTCGCATCACAGTTTGTGCGCTCTAAGCCAATTCGCATATTTAGTCAATGGAGACATTATCACTCACGTGTTGCATGGCCGATGGTAGCGAACAATAAAATTGCCGATGTGCGCTTACACTCCTATCCGAAGATTCGCTCATGGCAACGGAGAGTGTATACGTGCGCAGAAGCGGCCAATGTATTGGCGGTTTCTCTTAGCACCGTGCGCTCATGGCTGCATCGCAAGCAAGAGCTGTTTAGCGAGCCGCGTTATCGCAGGAGCGGCAGACATCCACGAAGACTGCGTGTCCTGACCTACGAAGACATGGCATTGTTGATCGGGTTGGTGTTGCAGCAAAGGCCAAGAATAAGTGCTCGCACCAAGCGTAAGAGCCGCTCGCGTGATGCCCGTGTGTAGGTATAGCATTTGCACACAAAGGCCACACTCATCAGGCAGCAATATCAATGGCTTGCATAGCGTGGGTATCGCATCGAGGTCAGCACACACAATATCTGGGGCCTGCACGCAAGGCCAGGGGGGGGAGGGTCCACCCCGCTCCCTCGTGTGCGTGTGCGGTAGTCAGGAGGTAAACGCAAATGCGCATTGAAAAAGTGGCCGAATACGTATTCTTTTCCATTATTGGCCTATTGGTTTTCATCGCCGTGCCACTGCTGGTTGCTGTCCCCTTCCTCGCCTATGCGAAATCTGGCTGGTCTGGCTTCTTCCTCATGTCTGGGCTCTACACATTCATCGCGCTTATGGGCGGCTCGGCATATCTGGCTGGGCGTCCGTGGACTCCTATTGCGATTACAGACCCAGTAGACCTCTCCACCCCCTGCTGAGGTGCCAATGAGCAAGCCCGACTCCTTCGCCGACCGCCGGAACGAGGCTGGCGTAATCATTCCAAAAGAACGGGAAGACCTCGATGAACTTAGCGATACTGGTTATAGTCGGAAACTCGATGAGCTCGTTTTGGAGAAGGTGGTCGGCGTGCCATTAAGCCAGGAGTGTGGAGATAAACACGGGAACTACACCCAGATGACCCTTCTGCCATATTATTCCAGTTCCATCTCGGCAGCATGGCAAGTTCATAAGGTTGCGTGTGGGTGGCTCTTCAGTGAACGCCGAGCCTACCTTGATGCTCTAACGGACATTATTCGAGCAGAGGTTAAGCAATCTGTCGCGTGGCCTGACGTGTTGATCTTCCTAAGGCCAGAACATATTTGCCGCGCCGCTCTTAGGGCCGTAGGAGTGCAACGTGAAGCACCAGCCGGATGAATCCTTCACAGAGCGGTTGATCCAAGACGCCTTCACCGATGCTTCCGGTGGCCTCGATGTCACCACGGGCCGCAAGTGTCTCCGCTCCCTCGGCGTCGCCCTGCTGAAACAGTGCGAGCGCCTAGAGGCTGCCGATTACAGCAAGGCCCCCCCGGGGGAGGTGGCGAAGGCGAATCATTACACGGTGAAGACCGCCGATGTGCTGTTCCGGCTGATTCAGTTCTCGCAGGGAGATCCCGATAGCCGGCCGGAGCTGGTGGGAGGCGGGAATTGGCTGGAGGCGCTGACGAGTGAACAGCTCAAGCAAGTCAAGGGATGGCTCCGACAGAATCTTGAGGCCGGACGGGATCGAGCGCCAACTGCGGAGCCTGGAGCAGGAGGAGTGCCGCCGCTCGGCCCAGCACTTCATCTTCGACAGCGGGAAGTTGCTGACGAAGGATGAGCACGATGCTCGTGAGCCCGTCAAGTGTTTCCCTGGATCGCTCTACCTGCGGGCATTCCTGGATACCCTCCTGGTTTCGGGGCGACTCGCTGCCCCCGAGGATGCGCGATATGCGCGGGAGGCTGGTTTCAGTGACGAGTACCTGTGCGCGCTGTGGAAGGCGGGAATCGTGGCAGTGGAGAAATCCCGCCAGATGATGGTGACGTGGCTCGTCTGCGGCTATCTGCTGTGGCGCATGAAGTACCTGGCGCACCAGCTCATCCTGGTGCAGAGCAAGCGGGAGGACGATGCGGCGATGCTGGTGTACACGAAGGAGCCCTTTATCGCCCGCATGAGCTTCATGGAGTCGCATCTCCCCAAGCACCTGCGCACGATGAGCTTCCCGAAGTGCGGCTCGTATGGGCACCTCTACGATCCGAACGGCAGCCATGCGTGGGCGATCCCGGAGGGGGGGGACATAATTAGAAGCAATACCCCAACCGTGTGGTACTCTGACGAATGCAGCTTCCAACCAGAATTTGGACACGCGTATACTGCGGCGATGCCGGCGATTAAGGGCGGAGGTCAGGGGATTCTTGTTTCCTCGGCTGAACCTGGAGAATATATGGACTTGGTGGAGGCGCAGTGAACATACGGTGCCAGCATTGCCGCAGGGAGATTGATCCAGAGGTTCCAGACCCGAAGCAATGCGGCGTCACGAGAGACGAATTCCCGGCTCCGTGTCCATTTGGGCACGACCTCAAGAACAAGAATAAACGGTTTGAATTTCTGAGTGCTGCGAAGATAAACGCAAGGCGATATTTCTCTGAGACCTGTTGCCCTACCCTTCCTGAATATGGTTGGCAAGAGCGATTCTCCTATTGGGGACTCCGTATGCTTGGATACATGATCCTTGTCTGGTTCATATTGAGAGCGATTCGGCCATGAAGTGCGCCCTATGCCCCGCGCCTGCGATTATCCGCGCGGCCTGGGGGCCGGTCCGCCAGCAGCAGGGCGAGTTCTGCCGATCCTGCATCCGGCAGGTGTGGGAGTTCCTGGGCAAGTTCCCGCTCGCCAAAGAGCGCTTCGTGCTGGAGTACGTGCATGATCCCAGGCTTAACTGAACGCCTCACCTCGGGCGGCATGCCCGTGTTGCGCCTTCACTACTCCGCCGCCCCAGAGAAACGACCCGGCACGCCCGAGGGCGACGTGTGGCTTGCAGAAGCCTCCTCCGCCATTGCGGGCGGCGTCACCTCCCCGCGCTGGCGCAAGGAAATGGAGATCGAATGGTCGGCCCTCGGCGGCACGAAGCTCTTCCCCGAGTGGGAGAAGTGGTGTCGCGGCCCCATCGTGTGCGACCCGTTCATCCCTACCGGCTACAAACTCTACGCTTCCTATGACCACGGCTGGCGCAATCCGTCCTCCTTCCATATTCACGGCGTTTCCGCCAACGAGATTGTCACCTTCTGGGAGTTCTACGCCTCGCAGGTTCCCGTCCACCTCATCGCCAAGATCATCCTCGGGGAGCCGGTGAGCACCAAGGACGGCCGCCGCTTCGCCGGCAACCCATTCGCCGGACAACAGCTCTCCATCATCGCCGACCCCTCTATGTGGGCCGAAGATGTGCCCATGACCGACGAGCCCAACAAGAGCGTGGCGGAGTTGTTCCGCCGGGCCGGTGTCTACATGACCAAGGGGGAGCGTGGGGGGGATACCATGGTTGCCGAGTGGCTCCACGGCCACTACTGGCGCGACCCCGCGCAGCCGCTCTATCGCATCTGCTCTACCTGCCCCAAGCTCATCTGGGAGATCGGCAAGCTGCGACACAAGGAGTTCTCGGCCAAGGTGGCGCTGACCCGCGACCAGCCGGAGCAGTTTGTGAGCAAGGACGATCATGCGTGGGATGGCCTGAAGATGTTCTTGCAGCGATTCCCGCCTAAGCCTGGGACGGCGAAAGCCGTAGCACCTCCGGCTACCTTCGCATGGTGGAAACAGGTGGCGCAGAAGGCGCAGCGTGGGGAGACGTTGCCGACGTATCGGCGGCAGGTGGTTGCATGAATGTGCATGTTGATGTGAAATACAAAGCTGGGCATTCTTACCCAGAAAATTGGGTGCGCGGAGAATTGTTTTGTCCTCAATGCGGCATTAAGGGTGTGTGGGAAGAACAGGGTCCCGGAGATTGGTACGTAGGTTCTGATTATCTGTGTCAAGCATGCGGTTCTGTTTTTACGATTCAGGGACCCAACAAAGCAGATTATACGGATGAGCAGGTCTTGGCCGAGATTCGGCGGCAGAGGGTGGCGTGAATTGGTGTTGGTGGCGCGGGCATAGATGGGATCAGGAATATCATCGTACCGTCGAAGTGTTTCCGAATGGCACGGCGCTGGTGGCGATGATTTGGAAGTGTAGAAATTGCCATGAGCCTTGGTATCGTCTTGTGAGGGAATATCGTGGCACCCCGCAAGCGCAAACCGTCTAAGCCCTCCGACATCCCGCCCGAATTGCGGGACACGGCCACGAAGGCCGACCAGGACTTGCTCGCCCGCTGGAAGACGCGGGTAGCGCGGGCGCAGAAGATTCGCAAGGACTGGGAAGTGGCCTATAAGGTGGAGAAATGCGAACGCTACTTCCTCGGCATGCAAGGGGACCGTGGGCGCGGGGACCAGGATACGGTCTTCAACCATACCTGGGCGACCATCAAGACCCAGCGGCCCAACCTGTTCTACACGCAGCCGAAGTTCTTTGTGCGCTCCAAGCCAGGACGCAACAATCCGACCCTGGAGCGGGACGCGGCGATTGGTGAAGCCACGCTGGAGTCCGTGGGGAAGCAGGACGACAACCTGAAGCGGGCGGGGAGCCTCGGCGTCCTGCAGAACTACTTTCGTATTGGCGTACTCAAAACCGTCTACGATCCCCGGATGGAACCCAACCCAAGGGCGGGTGAGCCCATTTATAACGTGGGGGACACGGGGGAACCCATCGTAGACGAGTTGGGCCAGGCCGTCCAGATGCGCGACCCTGCCACGGGGGAGCCGCTGGTCGAGCCGGAGGAAGTGCTGACGGATGAGGCGTACCGCTACGAGTGGGTGGACGGGACCAATATGCTCCTGCCCGATGAGGGGCCGGATCGGAGTAAATGGTCCTGGGTGGGGGAAGAGATCGTCGTGCCGCTGGAGGACGCCAAGCAGGATACGCGGTTCAGCAAGAGCCTGCGTTCCCGCCTCGTCGCCAATGAGTCCACGTCGAAGTTGAAGCACGCCGCTCCCCTGCGCGGCGACATGGCGAGCAGCGACGATGAGAAGCTGCGATACTACGAGCTGTACGACATCAAGCAGAAGCGCGTGCGCGTGCTGGCGGATGGGCAGGAGTTTGAGGACTTCCTGATGGATGAGCCGCTGCCCCACGGCGTCGAAGACCATCCCTACGCGCTTCTCCTCGGATGGACGCCCATCCTTGGCCCAGAACCATCCCCGTGGCCCATGCCGCACATTCGGCCCTGGTTGGACATTCAGCGGGAATACAATATCCGCCGCCAGCAGATCACGGAAGGGGCAAAGCGGTCGGCGCGGAAGGGGATTTACTTCGATGGCAGTTTTGACAATGCCGACGAAGCTGTGAAAGCGCTCCAGAGCCCGGGGGATATGGAGTTTGCCAAGGGAACCACGCCCCAGATGATCCCGGTGATGTTAGATGTGCCCAATTTGAACACCGATATCTGGCGCGACATTCCCGCGCTCCAGGCCGATTGGCGCGTGATTACCGGCCAGAGCGGTGCCCGCCTTTCCGACCCCGACTCCGACACCGCCACAGAAGCCTCCTTCGTGGAACGTGCCGGCAACCTGCGCGACGCCGACATGCAGGATGCGATCAACGACTGGCTCTCCGAAGCGGGCCGCAAGATGCTCCAGCGCATCCGCGCTACGCTGACGATGGACTTGTGGATCAAGTTGCGCGGGTTCAGCGATACCGAGTTCCAGCAGTACGTGGAGCGCGTGTACGGGAAAGAAGTCATGCTCGGCATCCAATTCTTGCCCGGCCTCAAGGAGATTTACCGTGAGCGATTCGGCCAGGAGAAGTGGCAGCGCGTCACGCGGGAATCACTTCAATTTGAGGCTGACGTGTCAGTCGTGCCAGGCTCTTCTCGGCCGAGGAACCTTGAAGTTGAACGGAGTCAGTGGATTCAGTTCCTCCAGATCATCGGTCAGTTTCCCCAGCTCGCTCTGTCTCGGGAGCTGCTGCGAGAGACCGCAGCCAAGTTTGAGTATATCTCGGAGCGCATGCTAGACGAGCTCACCGCCCTCGCGCAACAGATGGTGAATATCAACGCGAATCAGGCGGGGCGCACACAGGGCGGGGCGAATGCGAGCGCGCAGCCTCAGGGGGGCGATGGCATGGGGATGCTGGCGAATATGCTGGCAAGCGTGACGGGGGGGAGGCAGTAGTGGTTTGCAAAATTGATGGTTGCAATAATAAGCGCGGAAGAGCCCTAGGTTTATGTTATACGCATTATCAGCATGATCTTAAAAGAAGGAATCCAGAATTCGCGGAAAGGCGAAAAGAAGAGATCCGCAACTGGTATGCGAAGAATCGCGAGAAGGTCATTGCCCATGTGTCACGTTATCGTAAGTCCCATCCGTGGACACCAGAATATGCAAGAGAGAGAAAGCTTAAAAGTGCATATGGTCTCACCATAGAAGATTACAATAGAATGCTGAGAAAACAGGGTGGAACTTGCGCTATTTGTTTTCGTCCTCCGAATGGAGAAAGACTCGTAGTTGATCATGATCACATTCAAAATAAAGTTCGCGGCCTACTGTGTTCCCGGTGTAATAAGGGCATCGGAATGCTAGAGGATAATCCGAGATTATTGTCTAAGGCCGTTACTTATCTGAATATGCAC